CACCGCAAGGATGCCGCCAAAGATCATATTGAGAGTTGACTGGTCCATCACACTGCCACCGCTCCAACCATGTCAGGCTGCGCCATGACCCATTGATAACAACGCGCCAAGAACGTGTCACCGGACTGAACTTCTATTTCGCTAATAAAACAATTATAACGCCTTATATCAACTTCACGAAGAGATTCGTTTTGCGGATTAGTCGCATAGGCCGCAAGATCAATTATGACCCTAAAACGAAAGTCCATATTTGCTGTGCGAAGAATGTTGACATTTACAATACGGAAATACGCGCCAGAAAACGACACGCCATATTGAGATTGAAGAAGGTCAAGCTGTATTGCCATGTTGCACCCTATGCGTAAGTGACTTCGACGGTTGTCGCCAAAGCTTGCCAATAGATTGAGGTTGCAGAACCAGTAACTGTAATTGCAAGACACCCATTAGAAGTGTCAGCAGATACAGCCACAGCCCACCCCGGCACGTTGCTTATTACCGTAGTTGTTGGAGTTCCAACAATTGTTGTAGTAGAGGCATTTCCTTCTCTGCGAATTAAACCCTCAATTTTCCATGCAGCAGCATTTGTCCCAATAGATGCTTTTTCTCTTGCTGATACAAGAATACTAAATGTGTAAGCGGAATTGTCTTGGATTATTAATTGATTTAACGATCCGGCAGAACCAAGATCAGAAGTCAACAATGTTGGCGTTGATGTTGTGGTAATAACACACAACGGAAGTATGCCAAATTGTGATCCTCCAAAAGTAGCTCCAGAACCAAAACCATATTTGTTTATTTCTCTTGCATATCCAAACGCATTAAACGACATAGAATTGTTGCCGCTTGAATTTGAGTAATATCCAATCGCTGTTGAATACGACCCAGAAGCAGTAGAGTTTGCACCGATAGATAGAGAAGTAACAGCACTGGCGGTTGCTGCTCTACCTATAGCCACAGATGAAGACGCAGAACTTGCTGATGGCAATTGGTCGCCAGACAAATTTTTTTCTGCATATTGCAACATTGTCTTTTTTGCACCGGTATTCCAATTTGTACCGTTGCAGATAATTTCACAGCCCTCAAATGTTCTCAGGATACGGGTGGTTGTCCCATCTATTGTTTCAGATCCAGACGGATCAATCGTGATAGTTCCAGTGCCAGTATTCCAAATTGTGCAGTTAAATCCAGACCCAAGGCTTGCGGCAGCGGTCAACGAAACCGTAAATGTACCGCTAGTGCAGTTGATAATTGCGCCAAGATCACCGGAAACAACCGTATATGCGGCTGTTTTGTTACTAATCGTATAATTTGACGCACCACCACCAGCCGGTGTTGCCCACGTTCCATCGCCACGCCAAAAAGTCGATGATGATGCGCCCGTTCCAGATCCAAGATTTGTTACGGCAAGATTTCCCGTTACGCCAGTGGAAAGGGGTAATCCCGTGGCATTAGTTAAGGTGCCGCTTGAAGGCGTTCCAAGAGCGCCACCATTGACGACAAAGGCCCCAGCAGAGCCGGTGTTGACGCCCAAAGCTGTCGTGACGCCAGTACCTGTGGTGAGGCCAGAAACAGCCGTTCCTGTCGATGCGTAATAAGAAAGCTGACCACTTGTACCAGAATTGACAGTACCAGAACCGCTGCCACCGGGTGTCGCCCATGTTCCATCACCGCGCCAAAATGTTGTGGATGAGGCACCTGTGCCAGATCCAAGATTAGAGACAGGAAGATTCCCGGTAACGCCTGTGGAAAGCGGTAGACCAGTGGCATTTGTAAGCGTGACTGAAGTTGGGGTTCCAAGAACTGGAGTTACAAGCGTAGGGCTTGTGCTGAGAACAACATTCCCGGAACCTGTAGATGATGTTACTCCAGTGCCGCCGTTTGCCACAGCAAGCGTTCCGGATATATGCGTGGTTAATCCAATCTTGCCCCAAGAAGGGGCTGTTCCTACACCACCAGAAATCAGCGAATTGCCAGTGGCAACGTCAGCAAGTTTGGAAAGCGCTGTTGTAGTGCTGGCATAAAGAAGATCGCCAATCGTATATGAGGCGTTGCCGGTTCCGCCCTGAGCCGCTGTAAGCGCGGTTGTAAGGCCAGTGATGCTGGTGATGTCACTATTAGCGCCGGATGCGGCAGCGCCAATTCCCGAACGAGCCGTGGCAGCAGTTGTTCCGCCAGTTCCACCGTTGGCGACAGCTAGCGTTCCGGCAAGCGTCACAGCGCCAGAAGTTGCGGTGCTTGGTGTAAGACCGGTCGTGCCCGCACTGAATGTTGTGACAACCCCGGATATTGCGCCAAAGGACAGGTTTCCCGCACCGTCAGTTTTAATTACCTGATTTGCCGTGCCGTCCGCTGTTGGGTATTTCAGCCCAGCAGGATTGTTCATCAAAAGCTTTACAGTTCCGGCAGAATTTTTGGCGTAAAGAGCCATATCTGCGGTGTTGTAATTGATAGCCAATTCGCCATTGGCAAGATTTACCCCTAAAGGAGCCGCGCTCGCAGTTGCTGAGCGATAAAGCTGGATCGGGGTGTAACCTGTCGCGGCCATCGTGCTACCTCAGATTTTCAAGCTTATAGAGCGTCTTCATGTGAAGGCCAGCGAGATCATCAAGCAGATTTTCGAGCGCCGGGATATTTTTGGCGATCTCTTCGCGATTTTTCGTCAGCCAAAGCATTTCTTCCTGAACCAGTTTTTTAGCGTCATCAATGCTGTCTGGCAAGTTCTCTACCTTGCCAAAGCCGCCCTGATATGCCTCGACAATCTCGTCTAGCTTGTCGATGACGCCATCATAGTAATGTCCAAGAGCCTTGTGCTCAGAATAGGAATCCGTACTCCAATGCCGCATATGGGCTTGGTTCCGGGCCTTGAACATCCTGACGATAAGCTCTTCGATCATCCTAAACCCCTATTCTGCGGCAAGTTTAACCGATTCAGGATCGGTTGTCACGAAGTCCAAATTTTTCTTCAGGCGTTCGTCATTGGGGTCTTTTTCTACCGCCAATCGAGCTTGTTCGATGCAAATTTCAGGCAGTTTGAGGTGCCAAGCAGCCAGACTGGCTAAGTCGTGAGGCCACGCACCCCACACGTTGGGGTCTGACGTATGGACATGATCCGGCTCTGTGATCCGCAGCGCCCGCATGGAGTAGGCGAAACACTCTTCCCATCGGTTCTGAGTGTACATAAGCATGGCTAGATTGCACCAAGGCTCACGGGTGCCGGGGGCTTCAGCAGCCGCCAGATGAAAATTTCTTTCGGCGTCATATGGATTGCCAAGCTTGCTGTGGGCATTGCCCATGACACGATAGGCGAACGCTTTTTCGTGCCACCACAGGTCAGCAGGAATATGCAAGTACCGCTGAAAGGCTAATATGCAGTCTGCCCACCGTTGGCGGTAGCTTAGCTCGCGGGCGTAGTAGAACGCGCTGCGAGGGCAGCTTGGATCTTCCTTGGCCGCCTGCTCAAGCATGTCGAGATACTGTCCGCGAGGCTTGGTTGGATCTTGGTCGTGGCGTATCAGCACCATGTCCGTGCTAACGGGCTTTTCCGGGTATCTGTTGTCTGGAACCAAAAGCTCATGGCAAGGGTATTGCCACCGATAACCATGCCGAGCGTGAATGCGCCGTGGTCTGAACACGATGCCGTTCCCGCAGTCGAACAGAAAATCAAGACGAGTGGCTCCGTCAACCCAAAGACGCTCAATTTCATTGCGCCATCCCGGCTGAAGAATCTCGTCTATGTCTAGGCTGATGCAGACATCCACATTGCTAGGAACAAGGGAAAGAGCAGCGTTGCGAGCAGTATCAAAACGCCAAGGGACAACGCTAATATGGTGAACAACCGCGCCACATCCCCGTGCCACTTCTGCGGTATCATCATCGCTCCCGGTGTCTGCGATAAGGATAATATCTGCGTCTTTTGCAGAAGTGCAAAAACGCTCCACAAGCTTAGATTCATTTTTGCTGATTGCGTAAACGGCTATTTTCATTTTTCCCTCAGAACATGAAGAAGAAGTTGCCGCCAGCAGTGATAACCGGAGGCGCAGTAAATATCCACCCAGAGTTGCCACTGACATTGGTTGAGTTTGCGCCTGCATACCAAGTCGCACCACCGGTTGCAGCACTGTCCTTCAAGCTGAGGTAGTCAGAAGATACCGTGCCTGATGCCTTTGACAGCGTTGCTGCCGTGCCAGCCACCGTACTTGTGATTGTCACCAGATTGCCTGCGATGCCGCTGACAGTCCAGTTGGTGACAGTCTGAGTTGTGCTTGACGTAAAGGTGAACGCTGTTGGTTGAACGCCATTGGCGATAGTGGTGAAGGTGTTGCTACCGCTGATCGTCAACGCGCCAGCACCGTCATTGGATAGAGTGCAGTTGAAAGTTGAACCGCCGCCAACAAACGTCTTGGCAGTAGCGGCAGTCATACTGATTTTGCCGGTCCCTGTTCCTGCTGTTGTCGTAAATCCAGTTGGCTGGGCATTATTGAAAGCAGTGGTCGTCGCGTCAGTGACCGTTAATGTGCCGCCATTGAATGTCAGGTTTTTAGTTCCAACCGCAGTAACGAATGATGTGGTTGTGAAAGTGAAACCCGCAAGATCAAGCGTTCCTGCGGTTATGGTGTAGGCTCCGATTGAGTTGTTCGCGCCTTGCGTCAACGTCCCACTAGTATGAGTAAATGCCAGCGCAGTGCTGATGTTTTTAGCGGTGACAGAACCCGTCACCATCGTGAAAGATGATGCACCAGAGATGGTTTTGCTATTGCCGTCGAATGTACCATTGGTGAGGGTTAGTGCGCGAGTGGCTCCCATCGTCAACGCATCGGCAAGTTTAACTGTACCGCCAACCCCATTTACTGTTATGGGGAAATCAAGTGTTTTTCCGTTAGATGTAAAAAGCTGCGTTCCAGATGTCGCCCTAAATGTCACCAAGTTACCGGAGGCAGCAGGAGCGCCAGCAGTTGCAGAGAAAGTCAAATTGCCATACACGGATAAAGCATTCCATGCACCTGAAAAAGTGCCGCTAAAACCGGTAAAATCTAAATTTTTTACGGCAGAGCCACCACTAAACATTGTTATTGCGTAAGTTCCAACATCTACCAAATAATTCATGCTTACAGCTTCTGTTGGTGCCCCAACAGCTATAGTTGACGCAGTTGCGCTATTGTTTGAAATGTAAAACAAAGATGTTCCGGTATAACTAAAAGCAGCTGCCGTAGTGCATAAATTATTTTGAATTATTGAACCACTTCCAATAACTTTTACAGAGCCAGATGTTCCAAAAGCTAATGTTCTTGTGAGCCCTGAACCACCATTCCACAAGCCCGATATTAATTGAAAATTGTTGAGATCAAGTGTTCCTTGCGTATGCGATGTTGTTCTGGTCGAAACGGTGGTTGAAGAGCCGACCGTCAGGTTATCTTGCAACTGCCAAGTTCCGCCAGCACCATTGAAGGTGACGGGAAAATTGAGCGCAACCCCACTTGTCTTGATGGTTTTGGTTCCTGAAGTAGCGCCAAATGTGCAAAGAACCGCAGATGCGCTTGTCGTCATTGTTGAACCAGTAGGGATGGTCCAATTCCCATAAATTGTACTAGCTGCGCCAAGAAGGAACGCGCCACCGAAACTTGTAAAATTCATATTATTTCCGCTACCACTATAAGTTAGTGTATATGTTCCGCCAGTGAAATTGAATGATATTGACTGCGCTTCCGTCAATACGCCTGCGGCAACAGTTATGGCCGACAGGCCAGAACTTGTCACATTAACAACAGGTGTTCCCGTAATGGTCAATGCAGTTACAGTTGCAGTTGTCCATACAGTTCCGCTTGTTGCAGTGCAAGTGATGTTGCCAGTTCCAAATGCGAGCGTTCTGGTATTTACGTTGTTGGAATCGAATGTCGTGCAATTTAACTGATAGCTTCCAAGATCAAGCGTTCCAGCAGTTAAGGTATACGGTCCAGTCGTATTATTTCCAATTTGAGTGAGGGTGCCGCTGGAATGCGTGAATGTCATAGCGGTGGACAAATTTTTCATAGTTACGGAACCAGTCAGCATTTGCACAAATGTGCCGCCGCTGATTGTCTTGTTGTTTCCGTCAATGCTACCATTAATCAATCCAAAGGATCGAGTAGAGACTATCGTTACTGCATCAGCAAGAAAAAGGGTTGCGCCGGGATTGTTGATCGCAGTTTGCTGCGCCAGCGTTATCCCGTTCATGGTCAATGTTTGCGTTCCAGATGTTGCCTTAAAGACAAAACCCAGAGTGGATGTTCCCATCGTCATATTGCTGGAAAAAGTTATGCTGCCATAAATGTTTCGATCAGTTGCGACAGTTCCAAGTGCCCCGCCGTATCCTGTTGTTCCGCTATTCACAAAATTTAGACTTCTGAACGAATGTCCAGCCGTCAACGTGAGAGCGTAGGTTCCTCCAGTAAAATTAAACGAAATAGAATTTGCCTCAGATAAAGTACCGGGACTTATCACTGTTAAAGTAGCGCCAGTATATGGGTAATTGACAACAGGAGTTCCTGTTACGGTAAGACCTGTTATGGTGCTGGTATTCCACGGTGTGCCGCCCGCTGCACTAAGCGAAAAATTTCCAGTTCCGAATGCGATTGTGCGGGTATTAGAGTTGTTAGCATTGAAAAACCCTACAGTTGCTGTCTGATTGTTAAGATCAAAAGTTCCTGTGGTAAGGGTCAAGGTTCTGGATGAACCTGTAGTCATAGCATCGGCAAGTTTTACAGTTACTCCAACGCTGTTAATGTTTATCGATGTATCAAATGTTCTTCCATTTGATGTAATTAACTGAGTGCCTGAAGTTGCCGCAAATGTTTGCGTTCCTGTTGTACTCCATGACATTGCAGAAGTGCTTAGAGTTACGTTTCCATAGATTGTAAGGGCCGCACTCGTGACACTTCCCGCAAATCCTGTAAAATCTAGATTTTTAACAGTAGTGCCGCCAAACGAAAGACCATAGCCTCCAGCTTTGATTGCAAATGATACGCTACTTGCTTCTGGCAATGCGCCTAAAGAAATAGTTATATTGGTAAGACCACTATAAGTAAGGTCAACTTGCGGAGTGCCGGTAATAGTCAGCCCGGTAATAGTAGCCAAATTCCATACATTCCCAGAGCCGGTGCATATTATTTTGCTTGTCCCAAATGCTATGGTTCTCGTTGTTGAGTTTGAGCTGTTGAACAGCCCACAGGTTAACGTGAATCCATTTAGATCAAGAGTGCCGCCACCGCTATAGGTGAATGTACGCGATGTCCCGCATACAAAGTTGTCAACCAATTGATATGTATTCCCAAACCCACCATCCGCCACAGTGACGTTTGCTTCAATCGTTGATCCGCCGCATCGAATAGTTCGCGTTGTGGCTGAGTTGGCCTGAATGGTTATATTGGAACCTGACCAACTTATAGGCGTTGAGACATTGAAAGAACCCAATATGGTAGTTGAGCCAGTAAGATTAAACGTCACAGTTCCAGCGGACACATTGAAATCAAAAACGGTTGGTCCTGATGCACTAATGACAGTGTACGTAGTGGCAGATGTAAAAAAAGCATTGTCGCCACTGCCCGGCACTGATGCACCAGTTGGTGTGAGCGTAGGGCTAGCCGACCAATTAGAAGTCAAACTGAAGCTATTGGTGCCGCCCGGAACAAAATAACGATCTGCCATCGATTACTCCTATGGCGCGTCTGCGGGCATCTCGACAGGAGGCGCTGTCACAATGGCGTACCAATTGTCATAACGAGCCTGCTTCATTGCGGCAATCTCATCTGGCGTCAGTTTTCCATATTCCTCTGGGCGCATGACAAGCGCATCGCTGAGAACATATGGCTCCGCGCCAATCTGAAACTGATCTGCCAGACGGCCGTCTTCAAGATACACAATACCCATAGCTCTCCCCTTTAGGCTGAAGCGACACAGCGCCATGTTGTTGTGGCAACATTCCACACAAACCCAACATCAAGACGGTTCGTCGTCACTGTTGTCGATGGCAGCGTCACGGTTGAAGACTCAAACTTCGCCCCCCAAGTGATGGCGATAGCGCCAGTTCCGGTGATCGAAATCCAGAGTTTTTGACCATTGACTGGTGTGCCCGTCAAATTGGTTGTGAAGGATGTGATGGCGACACTTTGCCCCGTAATCACCATCATATCATAGCTGTCGGTGTTCAGCGTAGGCGTGGCGCTGTTGGCCGTGCTGGCGAGAACACGCGGTTGCACCCACTTGTTTGTCAGCGTCTGAGTGTCAGTCGTTCCAACCAACGCGCCAGATGGGGCCGTCAGAGACGTTCCCCATGCTGAACCAGTCGAAACAGCTACGCCAGCGCCGGGGTAAACCGTTGGTCCTGTGGCTCCTGTGGCCCCTGTAGGTCCAGTTGGTCCCGGCACTGTCGAATCTGCTCCGGTGGCACCAGTAGGACCAGTCGGTCCTGTAGGTCCGGGAACCGTTGAAGCAGCGCCTGTAGGCCCTGTAGGCCCTGTAGGCCCCGTGGCCCCCGTCACGCCGTTTACGAGCGCCAAAAAGAGGGAACTGTTGTTAGCAAACCCGGTCGTGCCGGTGCCGCCAGACGAAATTAGTGTGACAGGATACGTCCAGTAGCTGTTGGCCGCACCGGGATTGGTGTTGGTGGGCGTCCCAGATATTGTCCATTTTTGATAGTTAGCGCTGGCATTTTGATCTTGAATCGTAATGACTTCGGTTTGCTGGAGCAGAGCCAAGAAAATATCAATGTCTTCGTTGTTGTCAGTCAGGTGGCTGACATTGATGCTTGTCGAGCTAATCTGCGTAGCATTGTTCCAAAGCAAATATCCATTACCCGGATAGCCGGATGTGCTGGTGGTATTGGCCTTGTAAAGAAACAGGCTCGATGATGTTCCTTGCGGGCCTGTTGCGCCCGTAGGCCCCGTAGGCCCTGTTGCGCCAGTGCTGCCGGTGCCTCCTGTTGCCCCCGTTGCGCCCGTACTTCCTGTAGGCCCCGTAGGCCCTGTCGGTCCCGGAACCGTAGAGTCGGCTCCCGTTGCGCCGGTTGGGCCGGTGGGGCCTGTCGGGCCAGTGCTTCCCGTAGGCCCCGGAACAGTTGAGTCGGCTCCGGTCGCGCCCGTAGCGCCGGTATTCCCGGTCGGCCCTGTGGGACCGGTGGGGCCGGGAACAGTGGAATCCGCACCAGTTGGGCCTGTAGGGCCGGTGCTGCCCGTACTCCCCGTAGGCCCCGGTACAGTTGAATCAGCCCCCGTAGGCCCCGTTGCACCCGTAGGGCCGTCCGCGCCGCTGGGTCCGGTCGGGCCGGGCACTGTTGAATCGGCTCCAGTGGGTCCGGTAGGGCCGCTTGGCCCTGTTGGTCCGGTAGGCCCCGGAACTGTTGAATCCGCGCCTGTGGGGCCTGTAGGGCCTGTAGCGCCCACCCCAGTCGGCCCCGTGGGGCCAGTAGGCCCTGTAACCGTTGAATCGGCTCCCGTGGCACCAGTAGGCCCCGTAGGCCCGGTTGGGCCGGTTGGTCCGATGTATTGCAAGAACTGCCCAAACGCAGCGCGCTTGGTGACGCCATTTTGCACGACGATAGTCGTATCCGTTGCAATGATCTCGTTGGCTTGGGGAAGCTGCGTGATCCTTGTCGGAATAAGGTTTGTAGGGACGCGAGGATTGTTCGTCATGGCACGAGATACCCGCCTCCGCTCTCATCAATGATGAACTCGTCACCATCTTGAGAAATTGTCCCGCGCATTGTCAAAGCAATGTCGGTGTCTGGTCGAGGATGAAACAGGGAAATTTGTTCAGGTTGACGCGCAGGCAACCGATAGGGATCAAACTGATCTTTGTCCACATCGCATACATACAACCCCGGATAGTTTGGATCAGGTGAAAGATCCTCAAGCGACATTTTTCTGGAACAGCGAGCGCAGATCGCAATTCCATATGTCGATTTGCCTGTAGGATCGTAAAAAATACTCATCGTGTGTATGGCGAGATGTTAGGGGTGAAGTAGATGGGTGAGTTGTCGCGCTCTTCGTCGTGCGCGATTTTCAAAGCCTCATCCGCCGTCTGTTTGATTGACGGAAGAAGCGACATGTCAAAATCTGGAAGTTCCATAGCAAGCCGCCATGAAAGTTGCCAAACAACGGCTTCATACCATCTTTGGGGAATGTCTAGTTCATCTGTGACTGTTCCAACGTCCATGATGTACCGCTGTTTCCAGATCACGAACTGCCCGAACATGCTGTTTGAATCGGTCACAGGCCACATTTGCATGGTGGGATAATCGCGCTGACGGTCGAACCAATACTGAAGAGGACGGCCCTGAAACGTCTTGTTTGGGAAGTTTGTCCAATCGTCGCGGTTCATACGAGCCAGAGGAATTTCGGTTGGGTTGTTTGAGGCGTAGAACTCCACCACGTTGAGGGTGTTGCCGCCCGTCTCTCGCATGCGAAAGTAATTGACGGGGACTGTCCCATCAATATCGTACCACTGCCACCGACCAGCGGTGTATACCGTTGCGCCCGGAGCAAAACATGAAGTCCATGTGACGCCATCATTTGACCATTCAAAATTCAACGTAAATGTTCCTGTTGTGGCCATCATTACGCCAACGGTCGTCACTTGAACGGCAGGCTGAGGGTCAAGGATTGGGTCTGACCCAATGAACGAAATTTCAATGTTGCCATTTGCAGATGTTTGCGCGCAAGACGTATCAAGATCGCTGTCAAACGCATATTCAACGATGCCACCAGCAGAACTGTATTGTACCGGCCCATTCTGGCGGGTGAGCCAACGATAGTTGGCGTTGAGAATGTCCATCGTGCCTTTTGAAGGGGTTGCGACGGCCTGCCCTATGTAGAGGGGCAAGATCTCCTTCTCGATGCACCAGAGCGGAACGCCAATGCTGCCGAGCGAAGACAACAACAGATAAAGGTTGTCCTTCGCTATCGAAATCATTTCGGAAGTGACTTGTTGCGGCAACATTCGACAGCGACGGAAGGCGTGGTCGATCACCTTCATCGTGTTGAATTGCGTGGTGCTTACAGTTCCAGAAACAGCCATGATAATCCAGCCTCGCAGTTAAGATGGCCGCTTGCCTATTATAGACGGAAGCACCGCGAAGCAAAACTACTTCTTCGCGGCTTTCCGAGCTTCTGAAAGGGCAATAGCAAGAGCCTGCTTTCGGCTCTTCACTTCAGGACCGGATTTGCTGCCTGAATGCAGTTCTCCGGCCTTGAACTCTTTCATCACCTTGGGAACCTTGTAGGCTCCGGCTTTGGGGATTTTCTTGCTTTTCATGAAAATTTCCCCATGCCCATGCGCATCGGGGGCTGCTGCATGCTCTGCTGAGGCAGCGCCTGACCCAGACCTATACCCATCCGGGCCTGCTGAGGCGTACCCTGCTGAGGCAACGCCTGACCCATTTGGCCAGACTGACCCTGTTGGAACGGGTTATATTGCTGCTGCATGCCCTGCTGGGTTGGCATTGGCTGCGGGCCACCAAATGCCTGACCAAGCCCCTGCTGGGGAGCTTGCTGCAATCCACCGGGCATTCCTTGGCCAGCACGAACGGCTTCATACTGTGCCATCATCTGCTGCTGCATCTGAGGTGTTATTTGCATAGGAGCGCCTACACCCGGAAGCATGAGCTGGCTACCGGCAAGCATGGTCTGCCTACCCGCCAGTGCTTGAGCGTCCAACTGCGATTGCTTCTGCATCATTTGCGAATTTGTCATCGCCTGCTGCAAGTTTGCCTGCTGCTGAGCTTGCGAAAAAGGTTGTCCAGCCGCTTGAGCCGCCATAGCTTGCTGCCGGGCAATCTGGCTTGGTGTGAGCTGTTGACCAAGCTGACCGAGCGGAACGCCGCTCAAATTCTGCTGCTGCATATTGGGGTTATACCCCGGCTGCTGCGAAGCAGTCATTGCGCTCTGCAAATTTGCTTGCTGCTGCGCCTGCGACAACGGCTGTCCAGCCGCCTGAGCCGCCATAGCCTGCTGACGAGCTATCTGGCTGGGCGTAAGCCTCTGCTGCGCAGCCATCTGGTTCAGTGCGCCAGTTTTTTGCGCCTCGATTGGAGCAGCAGGACCGCCGTCAGCATAACAGTTGACTTCGCCGCCCTTCTTGAAGCGGACATTCCCCGTTTTTGTGGCGGTCGTAGGTTTGCCATTACGCTCGCCGGGATTTTTGTTTCCCTTAATGCCAAGGGTGCCTTCCGTCTTGACCATGCCGGAGCCGCCCTTGACGAAGCCGCCCTTCTTCATAGCGCCAGCCTGAATCATTGGCGCATTGGGAGCAACAGGCATCTGGCGGCGCATTGGAGCCTTGGCCGGTGGCATCTGACGGGCGGCAGCCATCACGGCAGGAGGGGCTTTCACGGTGCGGCTCTGCATGACCTCATCGCGCTGCATGCGCGGCGTTTCCATCGACTCATGCTTCATCATAGCGCGACGGCTGGGATACATTTCGCCAGTCTCGGCTTCCTTGATGCCGCCTTTGGAGTAATACCCACCGCTGGCCATTTTGGTCATGCTATCATTGCAACGACCAACCGTTTTACCGGCTGAGGAAAAATTGAAGTTGCTGACTTTACCAACCGTCATTGTTCTTCTCCTTTAAGCCGTTGCATAGGTTTTGATGCCTTCAATGACGATAGTGTACATATCGCCAGAACTGGCATCAATAGTTGTGAACGCTACGTTCCCGGTATTTCCGGCCCCAGCGTTGTTTTGCAACCCGCCAAAATCAGAAAAGTCCATGAAATAGTTAGTGTTTTGCGGGAGCATCCACGCAAAGACGTCAGTGGTTGCATCCCAGAGAATACGAACTTCCATGCCATGCGTCGTTGCCCAGATGCGATTGATCTTCACGCCATTGCAAGCAAGGCCAAAGGCGTTGGGGGCAAGGTTTGCCGGGATGATCTTGTTGACGGCGGTTTCACCAGTTCCATCCGAGATGTTCGTGAACTTCTGAATGACAAGACGCTCGCCGTCGAGCAGCGTCTGTGTAGCTACTGCATCAGCCATATCTACCTCCTGTGAAAATGAGGGCCGAAGCCCTCATTCAAATTAAGCAATCGTCACGCCGCGAGAGCCGAAGATCGCCCAACCAGTGGCGGTATAGATAAGGGCAACCGAATCACCCACAGCGGTGAACGTGACCGTGGAGAAGCCGATCTTCGTCGTAGGCGTGAGAACGGCACTACCGCCATCAACCGTATGAACAATGATTTTGATCTGACCAACTGCACCATCAGCAAGCGTCAGAGCCTGCGAAGCGCCAGTCGTCGTCAAAGATGTCAGACCGGTTGTGATGTTAACCGCGCCAGCGCCGGAAAGGCTCTGATTGGTCGCGGTTGTAACACCGCTGACATTGCCGGTTACGTTGCCAGTCACAGCGCCGATAAAGCCATTCGTCGAGGTGACGGGGCCGGAGAAAGTCGTTGAAGCCATTTTAGTATCCTCACATGCGAGATAGGCGCATCAGTCTGCATGTCGTCAGCCGGGGCTGTCTGATGCACCGGATTACCCGGTAAGAAGTGCCCCCGCTCAGGGGGAGGATCTGAGCGGGGGCGGTGTCGTCAGACGCCGGGCGTACCAAAGAGGCCGCGAGGATCAGTCCAACCGACAGTATAACGCTCTGTAGCCTTATAGCGCATGGAGTCGGTTTCAAAATCGCCCTCCATGCTCTTTTCAAGCTTACGGCGCATCAGCAACTTCAGACCTTCCGGCGCATCGGTCTGGACCCACCAAGCGGTGGTCGAGGTGATACGCGAAAGATTCGCCTGACCCTTAGCCAGCAATCCCATTGATTTGATAGGATTAATGTCATTATCTGCGGTGCCAGTGCGAAGAACGCTCTTCAGCAGAACTTCAGCCTGAAACACGTTAGACGGGCCGGTGACGATCTGGGTCGGATTCAGGCGGATGCGCTTGCCGTTGTTGTCAACAGCGTTGCGGATCTGAACCAGAATCTGCTCCAGAGAAGTCTGCGACAGAGCAGCAGCAGTCGTGAGCTGGTTGCTGAAAGTGCCGCTGACGATGGGGTGGTTCGTGGCGATCAGAGACACGCCGTCGCCGCCGACATACGCACCGTTGAAGGCGCGGTTGAGGACGTTGGCAGAAAGCGTCTCCTTCGTCTCGATCAGGGACTGCGCGAGATGCTTCGCGTAGGTCTGGCCAATACGAATGTGGTCGCCGTCCTCAACAAGAACCTTGGTCAGCGCGAAGGCAAGACCGTAGACCTTGTAGAGATAGCGCTGGAGGAACAGAACGCCACCAGACTGGTAGCTGACCGCCATGCCATCGGGGAGTTCCGGCGCAGCACCAAAGCCGTACAGAACGGGCTCTTCATGGTAGTTGCGGGGAATGCCCTTCTGCTCACGGAAGACCATGTTCCATTCGTCAGAACGCTGATCATACACACCATCGAACACTTCGTTCAGGATGGGCTCAACAACCGACCGAAAGTCGGTACTACGCATAGGAGTAGCCATAGCTCAGAGCCTCCCTTAGATGGCGTTGACAGGAGCTTTGTAAGCGGCCTCGTTCAAGCGAACGGTGACGTTTACATAAGCATCGGTCAAGGAGTCAGTGATGGAATACGCAAAACCAGTAATCTGGAACTGGCCAGAAGTGGACTGCGTGGCGGTGAGGTAGGTGCTGCTGATACCCGTAGAGGTAGAGCCGCCCGGCGAAGCAACACGGAAGTCGCATTCAGCGCCAACGGCAGTCTGAACGGAATCCGTACCAGCCGTGCCCGGATTGGCGTACTGGACGTCAAACAACGTCTCGGGATCGTCGTAGACCCAAGCCGTGATGTTCGTGCCAGTGGTGCCGCCCGGCCAGAACGGCGAGATGGTGGGCTTGCCGGTTGCGTCGAGATATTCAACACCAGCAAAGATGCCGAGCAGCGTGACGCCATCGGTGGTGCCCGAACGGGTGCCATCGGAAGTGCCAAGCTGAATCGTGCCGTCGCTGATGAGCTTTACGGGGTCGCCAGAGAAGATCGACACAGCATAGGCGCTGGCGATCACATAAGCCTTCGGACGCATCTGACCACTGTTGTGGAAAGACGGGCGAAAGCCATAAGGTGCGCTAGTCGAAGACATAGTAGCTCCTAGTGGAACGAGGGGTGATTAGGAAAGATCAAAGAGAGCTTCCCTGCGTTGCCCTATCTCCATGTTGCCATCACCCATTGTCAGACGCGACTTAGAACTTTTGGCCTGCTGCTCAAGGAACTCTGCGGTATCGGTAAGTTTCTCTTCCTCACGCAAAGGCGCATCATGGTGCGCTTCCTGCATATACTTCTCGTAAAGAGACATAGGCAGCTTGAAAGCAAGCATTTCGTTCACCCCAATGAAGCCCTGCCAATCACCTGTCTTCAGGGTGGCATATTCCCAGCCAGCAACATCTTCTGGCTTCACGGGCTCGTAACCCAGACGAATGCGGGTCTGGATGGAATCACGAGGGTTGGTCGTCGTAAGCCAGCACATGTGCCAGCCGGGTATTTGTGGCAAGTCCGGTAGAGAGGACTGGAAGAACTGCTGACGGAACATCGCCACCCGCTCATCATCGGAAATTTCGCGATTTTCACTCACGGCGCGATCTTGCATCGCACGGCTTACGCGGCTTTCCCCAGCGGGTTTCTTAAAACGCTCGTCGCTCATGTCTCGCTCCTTTCAGCGATTAGGACATATTCTATAGTTGTTTCAGATAAAGGCAAGGTCTTTCCTTACCTGTTATTCCGGTCATATTCTGCGTAACGCTTGGCGTATTTCATGCGCAGAACAGGATCGTCCCATACTCCAGCTTCGATGAGTGCGGCTTTGCGCTCAGGGCTAATCTGGATTTCTTTGCGGGTGCTGGCCGGGGCATGTTCCCGACCGGAACCAACGGCTGGGCCACCGCGAGGGGTCCGTTCAGACCGACCCGATGACTGTTTGCCAAAACGCTCAGGCAGGCGGCGAGCGGCGCGATTACGCAACTCGTCCCAATACTCCTCCGATTTCGGGTCGTACCCGTCCTTCGAAAGCGCATTGTCAATAGCCAGAACAATTGCCGATTCTTCGTCACGGCCCTGCGCATCATACCAAGGATGGTCCTTTAGAAACTCCTTGGCATGGTGCATCGCCATGTCATCAAGCTGTGGGGCTTGAACAACTGGACGGCGTTCGGCTTGTTGTTTCGCCATATTAAGCTGGTTGAGCTTGGCAAGAGCCTGATCGCGATAACGCATTGCCTGCGTTACATCGTTGCCATTCCCAGACTCTACAGCTTTGGCGATCACACGCTCAGCAAGCTGGGCGTCGTTGACGGCTTTGTTAATCTGAGCGTCGATTCCGTTCAGATCAGATTGGTAAGCGCGTTGCTCCTGAGCCGATATTCGGCGCTCAAGATCGTCATTTCGCTTGCGTAGAAAATCAAGCTCAAGCTTGTCACGTTTGATTGCGCCCTCGCGGCGCTCTTTACGTTCCTGCTTTTCTTTCCTGCGGCGCTCACGAATAGATTCGCGTTCGTCCTCATGGTCATCGTCCGATGTAGCAACGACGCGATCATCACCGCCGTCATCATCTTCATCGGCTTCAGTTTCGACAATGACAACTTCTTCATTGCCGCCAATGTCGTCTTCGTCGTCTTCTTTAAGAACTCCACCCATAGCTCATCTCCTTTCAGATGAATGCTTTCACAGCAAGAGGATCGCCGGTTACGTCGCCAATGATGTCCAGATCATTGAAGATCACGAACATGGCTTTCTCGCCAATGTCGCCATACGCGATTTCCCAACGGTCGCCGCCATATTTGGCGACACGAACGAAATCACCGGGCTTGCACCAAGCGCCTTCCGGCCACGGCTCCATAGTTGTCCGGTTCTTGAATGCCAGCGGACCAACAGAGATCACCTTGGCGACCTGAGTGTTCCACTTTTCAGTTTCTTGCGTACCAAGGTCAATTATGATGCCGCCCTTGGATATTTTACGGGGTGTCCGAATCTGGACCAGAACGCGGCTACCGAAAGGCCGGATGCCAGCATCTACTGCTGGAAAAGCTTCCGCCAATGCGTTCTCAGAGGTCTTTATCTCCATACTTTTCCTCGTTGATCAGGTTTAAGAGTACATTTATTGCGGCCTCATAGCCTTCTATGATGCCCACGCGACACCCGTACTCGAATGCGTCTCGTGTCTGTGGTCGTCTCAAGGCTTCAAGAGCCACTTCTTGCTGAGCAGCCTTGAGACGATTCAGAAGTAGGGTTTCAAAGTTCATGCGCCGGTCTTCGTATCCTTGGAACCCTTGGGGGCCGGAGGAAGCGTCTGGCCATTCACAGGCAAACCAGCAGCAAGACGATGCTTCTGACGAACAGCGCCATCATTCAGCGACACAGTTCCGGTTGTAGGCTTGTCACCCATTGTAGTCTCCTATCACCGTGCGCCGGGATTGACGCCCGTTCCTGTCGTAACCGAGAACTTTTCCCCGGTCGCAATTTCAAGCTGAGCCAGATCCATTGCGGTTCTGTTGTCGGCAGTGTTCATGCGCTCGCGGACAGTGAGGTCCGCTGCGGTACGCTGGTCGTCGCCGCTCTGGCGCATCTGCTCGCGGGCAAGCTCCAGTTGCTGCTGTTTCTCGCGCATCTGAGCCTCGGTCTGCTGGCGCATTTGCTCACGCGCCAATTCAAGCTGAGACCGCTTGTCGTCGTTGGCCAACTGAGCCTGCTTGATGGCAACGTCCTGCGCCGACTGCTGGCCGCGAGCGGCAATCTCGGCCTGTTTGATGGCCGCGTCCTGCTGCATCTTGGCCTGTTCGATCTGCATGCGCGCCTGATCAGATTGAGCGCGCTGCTGAAGCGCCTGACCCTGTATCTGGGCATTGAGCTGCGCAATCTGCATGCTGTTGTCAGGCGGCATTGGAGGCTGCGGAGCAAACTGCTGGGCCTGCTGGCTGATCTGCGCAAGCTCCTGACCAAACTGACCAAGCTGCTGTTCGATGAACTGTTGCACCTGAAGGATGACTTTCACCTGTTCAGACGCTTCCTGTTGAATCAGATTCTCGCGATGCGCCATATCGACCGCATTATGGGCCTCAACCAAATAATAGTTGAGCAAGTGGTCTCGTAGATGAATAGCCATCGGGTAAAGAAACGTCTGAGTGATGACCGGGTTCGCCCCAAACAGCGGTGACTTCAAAAACGCCATGTGCGTCATGATATGCGCCATGTGATCCTGTTTTGGGATCACAAAGATTGGCCTTCCCATCGTTGCGGCGACGTTCTCCGACACCGGGTCCATGTCTTCGCTGCCCGGTTTTGGCTGCAAGACCTCGTTTTCCGGCACCTTCATGTCGCGAAGGAAGCGTTCTTCGACCTTTCGGGCGTCGTACATCTGCGGCATCGCCTGAGCGCGCTGCATGATGGCCTGCGTCTGGGCAAAACGCTGGGTGTCGCTGAAAATGGCGGGATCGCTGACCGGAATTACGTCCAACGGCCCGTCAAAATCAGATGGATCAATTTCAAGACCCGAAGCCTGCGCCTCAATGTCTTCAATAGTCAGATATGCCGAGTTGATGCGGTGCAAAATCTTGAAGCACCGGGCCATTGACCCATGCAAACGCGAGTGAATGGAGCTGAAAACCACCATTCCTTGCTCAATCAGCGCCATTGTGGTGCCGACCGGCTGATTTGGGTTCTGATCCGACAGTTTTTCAAAGGTTGTCTGAACAACGCCCTTTCCGGCATCGACCAAGAAACCGAGAAGCTGGAAAAGAACCGGGCTTGGGCCGTTGAACGGCACCGGCATGGCGATTTTCCGCACATCATCGACCATCCCGCTGCCCTCGATCTCGATGACCTCAGTGGGCTGGATGTTCAGAGATTGGCCGCCGGGGCCTCCCTTGAGCTTCAGAAGCGTCGGAATGTTCTGGATGTGCGCAGAGTCCAACAAAGCGCGCAAAGCGCCTGTAGCGGCCCCGGAAAGGCCACCAATCATATGCGTCAGGCCAATTGGATAAGCGCCGCGCCAAGGAATGAAGGGGAACTCGACGATCCACTCCAGTTCTTTGCGCATTTCATCGTCAGGTTCCCAATTTCGATAGAGATTGAGAGCTTTGCGGCTGCTTTTGTCGATGCTGATAATGTACGGTTCTACGCCATTGCCAAAGTCGAGATGCGTATAAATCTCAAAAATGGTGCGTAAACCGTCTTCGTTATACGAAGTGTCGGTTCTGCCTTCAATTTTATCGTTTGCCTTGGTGCTTTGGCTGAAATCAGGGTCATCTGGAGCCCCAACATCAACGTCACGATACATTCCAGATTTGACGCGACGGTTATATTCCATCTCGGTGACGTACTGAACATGCGTTTTGCGCTCAGCCGAGTAGAAGTTGGTGGCGGCAAACGGCAAATACACATCGTCAATCGGGATGAACTCGGACATGGGACGCTTCCACTGAGCGTTCCACATGAACTTCATGTACTGGCCACCGCCAAGCGGAAGCTGGGTGCTGAGCTGTTCCAGTTCACCACGGAACTCAACCATCTGCTCAGTCGTTTGCCAGTTCATAAAGTCGGCCTTGCGGCGACCCTTGGCGATCTTCTCGTTGTCCTGAACGCCAAGCACCTTGCTTTTCACAGGTCCACTAGGCGGGAACACTTCTTTCATGAAGCGCGCAGAGAAATCTACGCATGATTCCACCAGCAATGGATGAACAACCTTGTTTGCGCCCTGAAACTGTGCGCCACCGGGGGCATCGTCACCCAAACCAGTGCGGCGCAGGCCCTCTTCGTACTGCTTGTCACGCTTTTCGCGAGCCTCCTTGTCTTTTTCGATCTTGTCCATGAGATCGCTGACGGCTTCCCGCAACATGGTTGGGTCAACCTCGTCAACAATGTTGGCGAAATGCTCAAGGTGAACCTTCTCGTCCACCTCATTGTCGAGGTGAATGATTGCGCCGCCATCGGGCGTGTCCTCAACCTCATTGAACTCATCTTCAAGGCGTACAACATCGCCCTGCGGAAGATCGTCGTCTTCGTTCATGGTCTCAGGCATTAGATGGCTCCACGGATTTGAGCGGCAATCGCATCAATTTCAGCAGGATCATAGACGAGCCCACCCTTTGCATATTCTCTCTCTTTTTGACGCGAACTTAAACCTTTTTGCAAGCCGCTCATCGTTTCTTCTGTCTGTTCTTCATATGTATTTTGACTTCCGGCTGACGGAGGAAGGTTATATTTGCCCGCAAGCTCATTCCATTCCTTGCGCTCGTTGGCCGAAAGGCTCTTCGGATTTTCGTAAGCCTGCCTCGCCAACTGCTTGGCGCGGGCCTGAAGCATCTCGCTGTCGCCATCAAACATGGGCTTGAAGCCAACGCTTCCGCCTTCGGCAAATGGCTCCGTGTACCAACTTGGAAAATCTGGAGAAATAGACAGCTGGGTTCCAGTTCCATCATTTCCGCCGCCGGGCCTTCCGCTACTGCTGTAAGTTTCCGGCAGCACATATTGCGACAAGCCGCTTGAAAGAAGACCAAATGGGTCTTGATAGTTGTAGTTCAGTCCGCTCTGAACCGACTGGTCAAGCAAGGCATTGGAGTCTGCCATGATACGATCATTGACCGATGTATCGACGACAGGATTGAACCCCACGTCGCCAAGATCGTTGTTGTTTTGAGCAACTTGATCCTGAACGCGAGCCCTTTCTGCCGCCTCGGCGTCAGCCTTGGCCTTCGCATCGGCTTCCGCCTTGGCGTTTATTTCGTCAGTGCGCTTGAAGAAAGCGGACTTCTGATCTTCAAACCATTTATTATACTGCTCTTTTTCAAGCGCAGCCTTATCCTCGGCCAACTTGTTGAAGTACGGGTCCAAGATATTCTTTTGCGTGTCTGCAATTCGCTGACGCTGGGCGTCAGTCAATTTGTCCAGACCATTGGTGTAAAGATTCTGGTACATCAGCGCATCTTGTTGGCGCTGCTTGAGGCTTGCGCTGAGATTCTTTGGCGCTTCATACCCGCTTCCAAAAATGTAGGTTGCGCCAGCAACATTGTTTCCTGACTTCAACAGGTTTTTGTAGACGTTGCGATACTCAGGGTTTGTCGTCAGTTCGTAAACGAGAAACCTGTCCTGACCTTCGGTCGTATTTGGGTCGAGCCCGTAACGGTCGGCGAAGTCATAGAGCCCCAGCTTGTTGGGGTCGTTAGCCCCTAAATTCGTGAGCCTCGTGGTTCCCCATTGCGCAGATCCATATCCGGTCGGAAGGTTTTCAAAGCCTTTCTCTTTTGTATAAAGTGGCTTGCCCGTTAATGCCCCGCTTGAAGTCTGAAGCTGGTTTGGGTTGTTGCCACTCTCAACTTGGAAGTTGCCCATAGCAGCAGCGGCAATCGTTGGGTTCAACGCCTTTGACAAAAAGGCGTACCGAGCCGCAAGCGGATTGGCATACTGGCTGTAGTCGAAGCTCTGCAAATATGTTGGTTTTCTCGTTGGGAGCGGGATGTTGTCAGGGCCAAACGATGGCGGCTCACCCTGCTGCGAATTGATCAGATCATCATATTGCTTGTTTTCCTCTTCAGTCATGATGAGGTTGCCGCCAAGATACGGCTGTTCCGTTTCGCTTCCAACAGTGGAAGGAATTGTCTCAGCCTGACCACCAGCGCCTTCGCCGTAATTGGCTGCAAGCTGGGTCAGTCCTTTATCTTCATTTGTTGCGGGTTGCTCATCCTGTGTGGCTTGGGAATCTGTAAAAGCTGGAGTTGCATATGGGTTGTCAAACCATTTTTTGCGTATGTTTTTTGTGCCTTCAAACAAATCATTGAACATTCCGCCAAACGCATAGCCGGGGTCGGCGTACTTCTGGTAGAGCGTATCAAGATCCGCCGCCTCGGTTGCGCCGGAGTTTTGGACGGAGCCGCCTTCAGCAAACGCTGTCTGGCCGCTCAAGATCGCCTCGCGCATCTTGGGGGTGATGGTGAGGGAATGAAAATCGACCTGATTGCGGTCAGGGATTGTCCTTTGATCCATCAATTGCTCTGGCGTGATCGGACTTGTACTAAGAGTTTCGCGCCCAATCTTCGCCTCGGGATCAAGCTTCTTCACCAGCTTGCTCAACTGGTTCGGCACGATCTTGTCGTAGTAGCCCTTCATGCCTTCGCCGCCCATAGACAAGTCGTTGCCTACAAGAAGGTGATAGCCAAGTCGGTCCTGTTCAGTAGAAAGAAGCTTTTCAGCCGCTTCCTTGCCTATGACGCCGGGAAGTTCTTCAGGCTTGTACGATTTATTGGCCAACTGCGGCACACGAACGCCATTCGTATCAACAGCGTAGAGCATTCCTGTTTCAGGTTGATAACCGATTCGGCTAATCTGCTTACTCAAATCATACCGTTTCGCCTGCTCGACACCCGGCGTCCAGACGAGCTTGTCATAGCCGCCTTCAGCCGCCTCACGCAGAGCGCGCTTGAGGGCGAGGTCGGTCCATGCCTGCGTGTTGGTGACGTAGGGGGCGGTTGGAATACCGGTTGGCTTCTTATTATCAAGAATATGCTGCCTTGCAGCTTCCATCGTTGGCCAACGGCTATTCCTCGGAACATCTATAGCCCCAGTTGGCGTTTCAAAATTCCAAAACTCATTACGCCTGCGTTCGCTAGTAATATTAGCTGGATCAATTTCTTTTATGTCTTCGGGTTTGTATTTTGTAACAAACCCCTCCTTCTTCCCCTTCTGCCCCCAGTCGGACTGGATTTCCTCAACATGCAAGATCTTCTCACCGTTCGGGCCGGTGCGGTCAGCCATGCGAAGATGCGCGAGGACGTTGGGATCGTCCCAGTGGGAAGACTGGAACGGCTGTTCTAACGCTTCACCATTTCTGCGGGCGGCGCGCGCTTGAAGCATTTTCCACTGGCCATCTGTAAGCCTTGGAATATCTTTTTCATTGTACGCCATCAAAGCTTCTTGCATGACTCTAGGGTCATCGCGGCCAAAGCTTTTTTCAGGCAGCTTCAACAACACCTCGCGGTAGTTCTCGCCGCCGGGGAGGGTGTATTGGCCGAATTTGGTGGGGTTGGCCGCCATAGTTCTGCCAAGGCTTTCTTGATCACGCACATATTTGTGCGCATCAGCAAGTTCTTTAATTGTGCCTTGATATTCAGCAGGATAGAAATCTGGGTTATATGTTCCTCTAGCAATAGGCGTATGCTCTGTAATTCCAAGATCGTATAGTTCATTTGAAAGACGATCAATTTTTTCCCAAGCTTTTTGCAAATCTTTATTAGGCGCACCCAACACCGTCTCTTCAACCTGCGGCATCCTCTCCCTAAAGTGCGCAGCAATCTCCTCGCGGGTCACGCTGGGGCGACCAGCGAACGCTTCACCAAAGCCCTCCATCTCGGCAGGCTTCACGCCATACTTCTGAAGCATCGCAGCAAATTGCTCCGGCGTTCCCTTTGCTTGCGGCAGGCCAAGCGCCGTCTCAGCGCCGTGGCTGTAGAAGCCGAGCGGTGACAGTTCGCGCACCGCAGCCTTCTCAGACGCCTTCACAGCGCCACGGGCAGCAGCACCGCCGCCAAACGGCATGACGACACCGGCAGCAGCGAGCGGCAGGAAGCGCTGGAGCTTGCTGGCCTCTTCGACTGCGCCAGCAGCGCGCAGAACCTCAATCTTGTCTTTGAGCTTGGCGACATCGGCGGCAGCAAGCGCATTGCCAATCCCCGGCAGCATGCCACCGATCAGCGCAGCAGGATCTTCGCCCATCGAGTGCAGCACCTCGCCGACGCCCTCAAGGCTCGGGCTCGATGCGCCTTGCGCTTCGGGGTTGAGAGCAGCGCCAAGCATCGCAGGCGTGATGTCACGGCGCACGGAAGCTTCTGGCGCTTGCATGTACGCCGACAGGTCAGCCTCGGGAGTGCTGTAGATGTCGCTGATGCCAGCGCCGATGCCGCTCAGGGCCTCGCCCATGCCTTCAAAACTGGGGCTGCTTGCCCCCTGCGCTTCGGGGCCTTCCATCTCTGCGATGGCTTCCCTGAGCCCACCGCGAGCGTAGCCGGGCTGCAATAGCTGCTGGAGCCGCGCCTGAACGTCAGCCGGGTCAATGCCTAGATTGAAGGGACGATCAGCCATGATAGCACTCACACTGCATAGGGATTGACATGCTTGCGCTTGGCCGGGCGGCGCTCGTCGATCTCGCGGGCTTGCGGCAGATCGAACCACTTTTCATTCTTGAGGTAGATGACCGCCTGCGTGAAGGTGTCCACATAGTCATCATGCTCCGCGACCGGGAACTTCGACAGTTGCCGAAGAAAGGTTCCGGCCCAGCTCACCGGATGTCCCTTATTCTTAGTCGACTCTGGTATCCAGAGCAATCCCAGCTCAAGCGTGGGAGCCGCCTGATGGGCTCGGCTGATCTTGTCGGCCTTGCCCGGATTGTAGCCAATGACCGGGACGCGGGCGAGGCGCATGTCCTGAAGCAGGCTCTGGCCGCTGGCCTTGGCCTCGACCAGCATCCGGTCGGCCCGCCGAGCCCGGCTGTAGGGCGAGTCCTTGGTCATGCCGCCGTACTCGGTCGCCCAGTCCTTGATGACGCGGGCGCGCAGCTCCGGGTAGGACAGATGCTCGTCCCATGCGTCGATGAGCATGGCGTTGCGCTCGCCCTCATGGGTGAAGATGCCCCAGACCGTGCATGCGGTCGGGTCGCCGGTCGTCTTCTCGGTGAAAGCGCAGTCGTAGGACTGAAGGATGAAC